GCTGGTTTCAAGCTCAAACGTGTACCCGTTGCCCATTGACGAGAACTTGTTCAGTTTCACTGTGCGACCTCGGATCTCCGTCACCGGGGACCTGAGCTCATCTAGCAACTCAAACCAATCTTCTGGCAGGAGGAGCCTAACGAGATTATAACACACAGAGTCTGAAGCATTGGAGAGATCGAGTGTAGCATGGGATCCTGTACGGGATGCCTCTCTCGCCATCCGGCGATGAAGGTCCTGGCCTCTGACGAGGTCCAGCCCACGACGTTTCAGCCTGTGACGCATGGCTGACCCGACTGCAAGCTGGCCGAAGACGTTGAGTCCCGGCTCGATGCAAATTCCCCGGTTCTTCGTCGCATCCTTTGGTACTGATGCGAAGCGATTCCCGGAGACACGGGGTACCACTCGATTTGGTAAAACAGCGCCCCATACCTCAGCCATGCCGGTCGACCACACAAGGTGATCTTCTAGCGTGGAGCTGAGGCACAGGGAAGCTGTCGGTTGGTGGTGAAGTTTGTCGTACGTCGTAAGGCCAAGGCCAACGATTTTCCGATCGTAACCCACCGACTCGAATGTCGCACCGGGGCCGAACCTCCCGTTAAGGAAGTCAGGTAGTTCCCCCAAGGTGTCACGAACCCACTTTCTTGCCTTATTAAGCGTCTTACCTAACAAGGAGATACTAGCCGGGGCCCCAGAGGGGGCTGTTATCCCGTTCCCACCGAGGTGGAACCAGTCGTCAAGGAATAGGTTTTGCGACAAACACTTGCCTTCGCATAAGAAGAACGCCTCCTCGGCAGCTTTCTCCAGGTCGACAGAGGTATCGAGGTCGCGGCATTTCCGAAGGAACGCCGTGGCCACCGAATCTCGTCTAAACTGGTCGAGGGAGCTGAAGAAAACGTCCTCGCGAAACGATGCTGGATCAACCGATAGTTGCACCAGTTGGTCCCACTCCCCGTAACGTGCAAGTAACGCGCACGTGAGACTACGAGGGGTGTCGAGTGCCTGATAAAGTCTCAAGGCAAGTCTCAGAACGTCACGTTCAAGAGCCATCTTCTGCTACTCCAGGCCGGTTGTTAGGTCGGAGCGTAGCCGCTGACCAGCGAGCTACGAAGCAGCGGTGCGACGAGGAGGTTGGTGGCTTGCGCGATGGTCTCATCCGCAACCGCGTCCGTAATACTGGACGGGATCACGGTGGAGAGTTCCACCGGCACGTCACCGGTCTTCGTCGCGACACCACCGATGATCTCCACGATCGGGTACTTGAAAATAACCGTCACGCGTCGGGCCGTGCGGGGGCCGTTGTACTGGCTCCGCACTTC